ACCTTCAACGCCGAAGATACCTCTATAGTCAGATACTCCAAATGAGTATCTTTCTCTAGCTTTGTATCTAACGTTTCCAGTATCGAAGTCACCTTCCATTGCAGTTTTCAGAGGTGCTCTTTGGAACATTTTCATTCCATTAGGCACATCTGTGATAATGTAAAATGAATCAGTATCAGTTAAGTAGTTATTAACTCTGTAACCTTGTGGGATCATTCCCATAGATCCGATTGCATTTATGTCATTATCAGCAGTTCCAGTTCTACCTTGAGACTTCATAAGTCTTTCAGCTGTGAATTGGTTTTCTGAAGGAACGATCATTTTCACTCCTCTAGCTGCTATTCTTAAACCTCTTTCATCAGTCATACCTGCGATATCAATCATAGATTGTTCTAACGAAGTTTCGTTTAAGTCTGCTTGTGTAGTTAAAGTGTTTTTAACATTAGTTCCGCTTACAGTTGTGTGAGCAGTATTAAATAATGAAACACCATCACCTGAATCAAAACCGTCTGTTGTTGGTAGACCGTTGATTAAAGGGTTTACTGCTTTTACTTGTTTCGCATTAGCCATAGATCTTGCTAGAGCTTTTGTGTATCTAGAAGAAATTCTATCGTAAAGATTATCTTCGATAGCTTCCTCTGTGATAGCAAACGCTAAAGCAATTGTCTCATGCGTGTATCTTGCAGTAAAAGTTTCTTGTGCTGCATCAAATGATACTCCTGCACCTTCACTTTTTACACTTGCGTTTCCAAAACCAGATAACATTACTTCTTCTTCAAAAGCTCTGTCAGATGATTCTGTCGTATAAATCTCAGCGTGCTGATTTTCATACTGTTTGTATTCCAGGCCGAACAGGGCGTTCAATCCTGGCTCTAGTTCTTTAACTAGTTGTCCTCTTGATATAGCCATTTTCTATTCTCCTATTCCTTATGACCCAGAACTATCAATATATTGGTTCAAGTTTTGAACAACTTCAACATTACAAAATGCTGCAGTCAAGTCCCCGTTTTCAGGGTCTTCAACACCTCTTAATAGTCTCCAAGTGTTATTTGTTGCGTGTGTGTCGCCAATATCTAAAGTATTGTTTGATACACCCGTTACAGTACTACCACCCGCCGAATTTACATCGAACGTGTCTAAGTATTTAGCGTGAGCGCCTGCAATAGTTGAAGCTACTGCTGCATCTGCCGCTACGTGATAGATTTGCCAAGGGTAATCATTTACAAAAGCTACGATATCGCCGCCGTCTTTTGCAGTAGCTGGTGTAATAGCACCATTATAATGATTGTTGAACGTTGGTTTCAACGTCGACGCATCCTCATAAAAAATACCATATAAAACACCAATAGATTCAGATGTTGCTGAATCTTCAGCTGTTACAACATAACCTGCTGTAACTGATACTGCGCTACCGTAAAACAAATCAATGTCTACGGCAGCATCGATAAAGTATTTAGATAAGCCTTGGATAGCTGGTGTATTTCCCAACGTTCCTGCAGATCTAAAACCATATCCTGCTGATTGTCTATTAGCCATAGTTTTTTCTCCTTATGTGACCTGTCCTTGCGGACCTCCAGCCACGGTTGATTTAATTCGTTGGATAGGAATAGTTAAAAAATTAACTTTTCTTTGTACCACCGAAGGTTACACGAGATTGCCTATCAACATTGATGGGCATACTCTTATGCTGTTCCCTCATTAAATCGTTTTCTACAGCTTCTTGTTGACCTTCATGCTGTTTAGCATAATAGTCTTGTCTTTGCTTCGCGATTTCTTCAGGTACCCTAGCCAGCACTAGGCCGCCAACCCCAATCACTCCCTTGTATTTTCCTTCAGTGATTACAGGATAATCAGAATCTTTATATTCGTCAGCTCTTACTAACTCGTATCCAGATCTTAATCTTCCAGAGATATTTTTAGTGTCTTGAAACCCTAAACTCTCTGACCGTAACCATCTGTGCCTGAATCCATCAGGTGCAGGGGGTGCATCTAGAGATGATGGAGGAGTCCACACTTTTGGTCTTTCAGTTTTTGACCGTGTTTGACTCGCACGTGAAGTCTTAGTATCTTCTTTTTTCATTTTACGCTCCTTCCGTGTTTTTTAATTGTTTTGCGTATTCTTCTAGTGGCACACCTAATTTTTTAGCTATTGCTACTTGTGATGATGTGAGTCTCACAGTTTTGCGACCAGGTTTTACGCTTCTTGAAGCCGAAGCGACCGACTGAACGGGCTTGGTCGTTTGCTTTGTTTCAGTATTACCAAATTTATGTGGAAAGTCAACTCTAATTCTTTTGTCAACTTCTGAATAATACTCATCAGATTTAGGATCAAACCCTTCGTTTACGAGATCTTTATGTATCTCAAACGCAGTGTATGTCATCGCTTTGTCTGTTCCAAACCAAGTATTTTTTGATGCCCATGCCTCTGCTTGAGGATCTGGTGCAGGTATATCTTGTGGTGTTGGTCGAGTAGGTAAATTACCACCGTCTGAAAGTTGTACAGGTTCCTGTGCAACTGGTTTTGTTTGTTTTAATTGCTCTAATTTTGCATTTTCAAATGCAAGAGTAGCAATTCTTTTGTTAGCGTCAACTTGAGCTGTTGCATCACCAGATTCTATTGCCATTGCAAGTTCTTTTTGCGCTGACTCCATTCCAGTTTTAATGTTTTCCTCAAATTTTTTTGTATAATCAGAATCAACTCTTTGAAATCTTTCTTGATCATTTTGTCTTCTTTTTTCTACCGCTTGTGCATAATCTAAAGCAGCCTGTTCTCTTCTTTCAGACTCTCTTAATTTACGAGTTAGTTTTCCTATTCTCGCTTGTACACCTTTACTGTAATCTTCTAACTTTTCATCTTCTTTTTCTGTTTCTTGTTTTACTTCTTCAACTGTTTCTTGTTCCGTGGTACTTTGTTCAACAACCTCTTCTTTGTCCTCTGGTAAACTAATATCTACTTCAGGACCAGAAACATCTAAATCTACTTTAGGATCTTCCTGTTTTATCTTATTTTCCTCTGGCATAGTTCCTTCCTATGTTAAAATTTGTGCAAGATGTCTGTTGGATCTTGTACTGTTGCTAAAACTTCATCTTCATTTAGAAGACGAACCTCTCCACCTTCAATTTCTATTCGTGATCCTGCGTAACGAGCAAATATCACCCAATCACCAACCTTGCACCATGGACCGCTTGGATATCTTTCTTTATCCCTGTAACATGCATCTCCCATTGCAAGTACGTTTCCACACTGTGATGCTACTTGTTGTCTGTCCAAAGTTTCACCTCCTAATAAGAGTCCACCTTTAGTTTTTTCATCCATTCTAAATGGTAAAACTAACATTCTCCAACCAGTTGGTTTTGGTAATTTTGATTTTTCTTTTGTAACTTCTTTTTTTGGTTCTGATTTTTTTACACCAACCAAATCTTTATTTGGTAATTCAATTTTTTTTGGCGTTGTTAATATCGACGATTGTTCCTGTTTCATTTTGCTCCTTATCGTTTAGCAGGTTAGAGAGTTCCTGTCTTGTTGCCTCTAGGGCATTTATTTGACCTATTATATACCTATACTTTTCCATATTGTCAACACCTCCCGATGTTACAGATATAGATAAAGCTTCTAATCTAGTATTTATAAATTTAATTAATTTACTTATTACTGTTTCTAGTTGCATTTTTTAAAACCCCTTGTAATGTTTTTGCTTGAGCAGCGTGGGTCTTAGATGCTTTTTTTAAACCTTTAGCTACTTTTTTTATTTTTGCTTTTACTTTTTTCATTTAACACTTCCATCTTCTTCGTGCCTGACGTATACGAGAATTTGGATCATTACGAGTTTTTGCTGATGACCTTTTTAATTGTCCTAGTGATCTAGCGCAGTATGACTTCCTACGATTAGCAGCTTTTGATCCAGGTTTCACTTTACCCGTCACGGCTGTTTTTAATTTACTTCCAGGGTTAGCCCTTCTATAAGCAGCGACACCTTTAGATGTCATCCCTGCTCCAGACTTTGTAGGTCTGTAGTTACCACCTTTACCGGTAGTTTTTCTAATAGGGTTCTCCCTACTTCTCATTATGTTTTTTTAGCAGTCTTAGCTGATCTTTTTAAAGCTTTATCAGTCACAGTGCCTTTACCAGGTCTACTTGTACCTCGTTTTTTGGCTCTGTTCATGTAATAGTAAAGACCTTTTTTAACCGTACGTCCGTCTTTGGTTACATGAGTATCTTTTCCTGATCCACCTTTTTTAAAAGTTTTTCTCATCATGCCTCCTCCCATTGCTTTTTTTCTGTCGCTCATTTTAGCTCCAGCAATTCTATCTGCTTGTGTTGGATTTGGATTTTTATCTATTCCAGCTTTTACTGAAAGC